TGCCATTTGGTCCTGCATAGGGACCGTAGTACCCTTCAATGGCTGCTTGCTTACCTTCTGGGAAGAAGTAGTTTGGCTGACGAACATTAGATGCAGATGAGCCAGAGGGAGGTAGATTTGTATTGGCTGGAGTGGCCGGGGTTGCACCACCAGCAGCAGCACCACCAGCAGCACCACCAGCAGCACCACCACCAGCAGCACCACCGCCTCCAGTAGTATCTGCAGCAGCTGCACCACCTGCTGGAGCCTTAGAAGCAACATCGTCTTTACTTGGTGTAGTTGGAGATGGCTTTTGGCCTTCTGGACCAGCGCCTAGTGGAACATTAGGATCGTATGGACTTCTCATGTCCTGCTGTGGACCTTGAGCTTTAGGGCTACCTCCACTAGCTGGGCCAGTAGAAGCTGCTGCACCTGCACCTTGGCCAGCGGCAGCTTGCATGTCGGTTGCTATATCAGAGGCCAATTCATCTAAATACTTGATACGAGATGGAAAACCATCTTTAGATGAAAGATCAGCTATCCCAAGACCCTGTTGATCTCCAATATCCATAAGACCAATAAAATCTTTTGCAGCAGCTTCTCTGTTTGGGCCATTTGCTATTCTATTTTTCCAATAGTTAACAATCTGTAGTTTTTCTGCTGGTTCTAGACTAGCAAAATATACGCCACCTGCTCCTGCAACTGGGATTCTGTCAAATCTTCCTTCTTTCATGAATGCGAGCGCTTTTTCGCGATTTGCACTACGAATCTTTGCTTGAGCTCTTGCATCTGCAGCAGATTGTTGAGCTACTTTTACAAAATTTCCAGAAGACTTTAAAAGGAATTTGTTAGCTATTTTTGATGTTCTATTGTTCATTTTTATATCCTTATTACTGATCAAATCTTTGCATTAATGCAGCTGTAGTTCCAGTTCCAGAAGGCTTAGCTTTAGGAGCTGCCTGCAAATCTGCGGCTGCAGGCTGTGTTGAAACTACTGGAGTTGGAGCTGAAGGAGCAGCTGCTGGAGTTGGAGCTGGTGGCAACTGATCTCCAGTAGTCTTGCCTGTCAGAGCTTCATAATTTGTTGGAGACTTGCCAGTTGCTATCAACATGTCATTCATTAATTCATCTTCTTCGAGAAGTCTCTTTCCAGCTTCAAAAGCAGGTCCAATACCTCTTTCAGTCAATCTTTGAGAGATTGTTGCTATTCTTTCGCTCAGCTTTGCGTCTATATTCTTTAGGTCATTATCTAATCTGTCAGATATTCCGCCTAGTCTACTCTTAACTTCTTGTTGGAATCTTGCCTGAGCGTTCTGTAAAGCTTTTAACATCTCTGGAGTTTCAGAACCGCCCTTCCACCAATCTTGAGCAGATTGAAGAAGATTAGTTTTACTAAATATACTTGCTAAAGCTCCTACTCCAGCACCAGTCAATCCTGATCTAAGAGCAGAGCCAAAGAATGTTTTGCCTGCTCCTGCAAGAGCTGGGCCAACCGCTTTTCCTAAATTGTAAGCAAGCTGAGCTTCTTTGTTAAGAGTAAATGTGCCGTCTTTTTCTGGAATAACATAACCTTTTCTTATACCAGAAGCAAGCCATTGTGTTTGAGATATTTTAATCATTTCGTTTTTCATATTAACCTCTTATTTAGGTAAGTAATCTGGAGCAGATGAACCGGGAGCATATCTATTGCGTAAAGCTTCTGCAACCTGATCTTGTTTACGCATTGAAGGACCACGAGAAGCAGGCTGAGTTTGTTGCAATTGATTTTGCAAATCAGCTATTGTTCCCATAATATTTCTCATTTCTTTATCTAGCACTTTACTAATGCCAGCGATTGGTTGAAAGACCATTTGTAAAGAAGCTATACCTCTATGAAAGTCTTGTGGACGATAGTCTTTCATTTGATTATTACCTCTTGCTGCGTCGAGCATAGCTCCTGTTCCATAATAACCAGCAAGACCACCGCCAAGTGCGGCAGCGCCACGTCCAAGAATTTGTCCCCTAGTTAGACTTGGAGCTGGAGCTGGAACTGGAGCTGGAGTAGTTCCTCCTCCGCCACCGCCACCGTCTGGAATTGGAGCTGGAGTAGTTCCTCCTCCGCCACCGCCACCGTCTGGAATTGGATTTGGCAACACGGTTCCACCTGCAGCAGCTTTTCTTCCAACAGAGTTTAACATACTAGCCAAGTTTTGATTACCTCTTCCTGGCATATTCAAAGCACCGGTTGCATTATTTTTAAGTCCAAAAATACCACTTCCTGGACTTGTTTCAACGACACTATACCCCTGCGGGGCACGTTTGCTTTTATATGCTCCCAATGCGGCTTGCCACTGTGGATCTTTTAATTTACCTTGATTTTCATCAAAAAGTTTACCTGCACCAACAACTGGATTGTCACTCGGAGCACCCGTCAATGCTATCTTTATAGAGCTGTCATCTTTATAAAATAATCCACTTTTTAATCCAACCTGAAGCCATTCTTTTGAGCTCATTTTTACTACTGGTTGAGATGCATTTGCCATTTTGATAAAACGTGCCATTTATAAATTCCTCCAAATTATATTTCTTATTTAAGATAATAAAAGTCTTTTCCTTGTTACTACTGTATTTTTTGAGAGTCTATTTGATTTAATAAATCTAAAAATGTAGCAACACCTTCTGCCATTGTTTTATCTAAACTTTTAGATATGCCAGAAACTTCTCTTGCTATCATTGTAAGTTTAAGCCCAGCGCCTTTGAATTTAGGTATACTGCCTGCCTTTTGCTCAATAGCAGATTTTGACGCAACATTAAAGCCTTTTCTTTGATTTACTGTCGCATCAGTAATCCAATCAGTAAGAAGCCACCCAGCAGCTCCACCACCCAAAGCAGCAGCTCCTCTTCCAAGAGCAGTTCTAGTTTTACTTGGTCCGACCATTCTTCTAAACAAGCTTGGTTTTTCTTGAAATACAGCTAATTGATCTACAGAAGTAATCCCACGAGAGCTTAATAAATCTTTTAACTTTTTGGGATCAGATGCTATTGAATTAATTTGTTCAGGAGTCATCTTTATCTGACTTCTTGACATAAGGTTAGAAACAATATTTTGTGCAGCAATTGAACCAACAGTAATGCCAAGAACGCTATTTAAGCTTGATCCAGAATCTTCTTTACTAGATTCTGATCCAGAATCTGGCTTATTCTTTTCTCTAACATAATCACGCGCAGAATCAATAATTCCTCCAGAAGCAGACGGAAACGGCATATCCATAGCACTAATAGCAACTGTTTTCTTTGAAGAAATCCAGTTGTTTTCTATGCCAATTTTAAACCAATCTGATGAAGAAACTTTAATCACGGTAGCTTGGTATTCTTTCTCCAAGCTTTGCAACTCCAGTACTTTGCTGAAGTTCTATCCTTTGCCTGATCACACTTATGTCTAGCAAGGAAGCTTTTCTGTCTGCTTGGCTGATTTCTCTTGATAGAAAGTGTTTTTTCACCCTTTGCCTTGGCACTTGAACCACCGTGTCCAAAGTTTACTTTCTTAACATTTCCACTTTTTGGATCTTTGACGTAAACCTTGAATTTCTTTACGTCACCCTTCATAATCTTTCCAAGAGGAACGTCTTTGCCGTTATGCTTTGCAGCTTGCTTACGCATTTCGTAGTTGTTTGAGTTAAATTCAAGCATATAATTCTCCAAAAAAAGAACAGTACGGTTTTTACTCCGTACTGTTCCATACCCCTTTTTATTAAAATATAAATATATGTATGAAATTATGATGAGGGGTATTGATTTGGGGTGTAATCTATCATGAAACTTACTGTTATATCGTAAAAATGCTTTCTCCACGTTGCGCCTGTAACCCACTTGTAGCGAATATCTTCATTTTTCTTTTTTTCAGCAATTATTTCACTTACATCGCGCCCCGTCTCCTCGTGTTCTTTAATCAACTCTGCAGTTACAGGATGAGTCTGTATTCCTTGAGGAGCTTCTTTTTTAACAACAAGAACCTTGTCGTTTTCTGGACGATTTGTAATGTCTATGTCATACACCTTGATTGTATTTAGAGGAAAAACTTCTGGACTGTCTTCTCCAAAAACTAATTTTCTTACATTTGACTTAAAAGAATCGTCACATAAAAGTAGCAATTCTTTTGCAAGATCCATTCTCCAATTTTCAAAAGTATCGATGTCCTCTTTTGTTGGGTCTTCCGCAATAGTCAGGTAATGAAGAACCTTTTTGCACTCCACCATACTATCAGCATCACACTGAAACTGAGTGTTCCATGGTTTTGTTGATCTCATCTTTCCGTCTTTGACATGAAAATCAACATTTACTGCTTCTTGTGGGAAATTAGAATTTGATATTACGTTAAATATCTCTTTAGCAACAGATTTCTTAAGTAATTCCGAAAAAAACTCTTGTACCTTAATTGGAGTGTGGTTCATGTATTATCTCAAAAGTATTGACTTTGTTAATTTCTGTGGATACAAAAAATTATCTTTAGATTTTTTTAAAGACAATAAGCCTTTGCCTCTCACTGTATTTTTCGGACCAAATGGAACTGGGAAAAGCACAGTTTTGAGTGGAATCAGAATGTTGTCTAATCCTTATCAATTTTTTGGTAGAGAAAATGACATGTATTTTAGAAAAATGATATTTCATGAAGACTACGATCCAACATATTCTGGATTTATGAAATCAACAAGGGATCTTTTACTCACAGCAACTTTTTTAGATAAAGAACAAAAAGAATATACAGTAAAATTAGACCAAAACGGAATTGTAGAATCTAACTTGCAAAGATACAATTCAGATCAAGAAGGGTGGAGTGTTTTTACTGATGCAGACCACCCAATGAATATGAATAAATTTCAAATTAGGAAAGAAGCAAAAGATAAATTTATTGAAATTGCTTCTTATGTTTATGGTCTACCTATCTCATTAGGAAAAGAAATAACAACATATGACATGGAAGATAGTGCAACATTTTATCAAGACCTAGTCATACAAAAGAATGAAGTAAAAGTACACTTTAAGAGAATGAGTGATGGAGAAAAGAAAATAGCTACACTCCTCCGGCACATATGTAATGAATCAGTATTAAATCCTAGTAACATTTACTTAATAGACAATGCTGAAATGCATATATATTTCAAGAGACACCCTGGACTAGTTAAGAGACTCATTTCATGTTTTCCTGATAAACAGTTTATCACCACGTCTCATAGTTCAAATTTTATTGAAGCAGTAAAAAGTAATGTTGGAAGTGAAGCATTACTTGATCTAGAAAAAGTGCATGGTTTCGACACAGTTAATTATGATGTGTAATTTTTCTAACACTGAACACGAAGTGTTCTGTGCCGAGTGGCAAAGCCACGAGGATAAGTATTTCGTTAATGTCGCTTCGCTCCATTTGTCGATGTCACGTTCGTGACATCGAACGGTATGTATTCTACTTCTGTATGAAACCGTTTCTGTTCCCTGTGAAACAGGGAGATATCCCCGAGTCAATCGCCACTCTATAATAATTCTGAAACTATTTCATATAGAGGACACACGCCCATCTGTTTTCAGAATCCGTTTCTGTAATTATTGTTTGATGTTATATTTTAAAATTTTATAAATTATTTGCAACAACGGTTAGTTGCCAGCAAGCTTTAACAGAGCTTATTTTCGCTGTCCAATAGTTGAGTCAGTTCCGGTTCGACCTTGACGACCCTTCCACCGCATTTGGAAATGCGCTACCAGAGTTGTTTGGGACTGATTACCGCTGGCCACTCAAAACTCTGCGCCACAATATCATATAAGATTTTGTAGTCGTGCTGTTACAAAACTACAAAATCTATATCGGCACAAAGACAAAATAAACTTTTTTAGTAATTAATTTTATGAGCTTATCACTATACCCAAATGTTGTTAACAAAAAACTTTTTGTTCAAGATACATCTCCTGTGTATGCAACTCCTGGAGATCAGTGGTTTCATACGTCACGTGGTATTTTGTTAATATATGTTAAAGATGATGCTGGAAAGTCTTACTGGATGGAAACAGGTTCATCTGTAAGCGATGGGAGTTAATTATGTTTAAATTTCCTGATCCTTCTGTAACAACAAGTTTTATTATAAACGGAAAAACATGGCAATGGACAGGATCTTATTGGGAATTAGTTAAAACAGCAGTTACAGGTGGTGGTATTTCTTTTTACCAACAAGACGATGCTCCTTCTGAAGCAAAACTTGGAGACAGATGGCTTAATACTCAAAATCTTACAGAATATATTTATGTTCAAATGTCAGCTAATCCAGACGTTTTTCAGTGGATGGATTTAACTGGAGATTATCCAGGAGACACTTTTGTTGGAGATTAAATAAATGGCAGTTAAACCTTTAGGATTTCCAAGCAGTCCAGTTGATGGTCAGCAGTATACATTCAATGGTAAAAAATGGATGTACAATTCTGACATACCAGGATGGGAAGCGCTTCAGGTAACTGATGTTAAAACAATTAAAAAAGATACAACTAGTAGTCAAGTTATATTTGGTAATGATGATAGTATAGGTAGTTCTGCGTTTACTCTTGGTGACAACATCACCATGAATGCTGCAACAAAAACAATATCTGTTGCAGATGGTTCTGGTAGTGGTTTAGACGCAGACTTTTTACAATCCGTAAATGGTTCCAGGTTTAAAGAAAATCTTAAATCTGGAATTTTATATGGTGGTTCTTTATCTGTAAATTCTTCTAACAATGCAAAGTTTGATGTTGCTGCTGGTTCTGGCATAATTGTTTCAACTACTGGTGGAGGATATGGTTCTTCTTCTAATCCATCAACCACTGTTACAACAATTACTTGGTCTGCGCAATCTTCTATTACAGTTTCTAATATTGGTTCTTATGATACAACTTGGATTTATATAGATTCTGATGGAAATGTTCAGCAACAAAATGGAGCATTTACTGATGCTAACTATAAGCAATACATAATACTCGGAGCGCTAGTTCATCCAAACAGAACAACAATCGCTTTTGTTTCTAATCTTCCCACTGTTGTTTATGGAACTTTAAATCAATATGATGAATTTATTAGAAAGCTTGGTCCAGCAAAAATATCAGGTCACAGAATATCTGCAAATGGCGCTAATTTATTGTTAGACAGAAGCGCTGGAGTGTCTTATATAATTGGTGGAAATTATTCGAATGATTCTTCTCATCCAAATGTGGTGAATGATTCTGGGATAAGTTCTGCAACAATTTATAGATTTTATAGAAATGGATCTGGTGGCTATTCTGTTGTTCAAAATGCTGCAGTAGATCCTAATTCTTATGATAATAATTCTGGTACGCTTCAGTCTGTTAGTTCTTCAGAATGGACTATACAGAGAATATTTTATTTTCCCAACAAGACTAATGTTCTTGTTGCATATTATGGAAATACAAAATATAATTCATTAGTTGAGGCCACCTCTGGAATATCATCTGAATCTTTTTATGAGTCAGATGATACAAAACAAAAAGCGATATTTTGCGGATGGTTGCTTGTTAGAGGTAACGGCTCAGCTCTCAACAACAGTTCTGATGCAAAGTTTATACAGGCAAGTTTATTTAGAGAAATAATTATTGGCGGCAGTGGCGGTGGTACAATATCTTATATATCAGAACTTCTTGATGTTCAAACAAGTGCTCCTTTAGTTGGTCAAGCATTGATATGGGATGGATCAAACTGGGTGAACCAGCGAGCAATTACATACATATCAGAGCTTGACGACGTGCAGACTGCATCTCCTTCAAGTGGGCAGTTCCTAGTTTGGGATGGATCAAATTGGACTAATCAGTCTTTAACAGGAAAAATTTCTTATGTTTCATCTCCAACTGCTCCAAGCACTGGCCTTTATAATGCTGGAGACAGATGGTACAATACTTCTACTGGTATAGAATATACTCTTATAAACGATGGCGACGATATGTTTTGGGTAAATATTTATTTGAGCCCAAACGAAGACTATATCATGAGTGAATTAACTACTTTTATGAAGTATGTTAGTTCAAGCTCTACTCCTAGCGTGTCTTCTTACAAAGCAGGAGACAAGTGGTTTAATACTTCTACTAGCGTTGAGCACACTCTTGTTGATGATGGTACTAACAAACAGTGGCTTAACTTAAACACAGGTGGTACGGGTCCAACGGGTGACACGGGAGCAACAGGAGCAACAGGAGACACTGGTCTCGTTGGAGCTACCGGTGACACAGGACCAACAGGTGACACGGGTCCAACAGGTGCTACAGGTTCTACCGGTGACACAGGACCAACAGGTGACACGGGTCCAACAGGTCCAACAGGTTCAACAGGTCCAACAGGTCCAACAGGTGCAACAGGTGCAACAGGTGCAACAGGTCCAGTTGGGCCAACAGGTGCTACAGGTGCTACAGGACCAACAGGTGCTACAGGTGCTACAGGACCAACAGGTGCTACAGGTGCTACAGGTGCTACGGGAGCCGGAGGAGCATTAGGATATTGGGGATCGTTTTGGTCAACTGAAGATCAAATTGCAGTCACGGCAAATACAGAATATCAGATCACTTACAACAATACTGATCCAGATACCAATGGTGTTTCTATATCAAATGGCAGTCGTGTGAACTTTGCAAATGCTGGTGTGTACAGCATCATTTACTCTGTTCAGTTCGTAAACACAGACAATCAGATACAAGATGCCAACATTTGGCTCAAGAAAAACGGCAGCAATGTCGATGACAGCGACAGTAAGTGGAGCGTTGTTGAGAGACACGGCGGCGTGGATGGTCATGCCATCGGTAGCGTAAACTATGTGCTGAAACTGAATGCGGGTGACTATCTTGAGTTGGCGTGGAAAACCACAGACCCTGATCTTTCCATACAGTATCTTTCTGCCGTTTCTCCTGCTCCTGCGATTCCTTCTATTATTCTGACTGCCACACAGGTGATGTATACACAAGTTGGCCCTACTGGTTCGCAAGGTAACACAGGAGCAACAGGATCGCAAGGTGCAACAGGTCCAGTTGGGCCAACAGGTGCTACAGGTGCTACAGGTGCTACAGGTGCTACAGGTGCTACAGGTGCTACAGGTGCTACAGGAGACACAGGACCAACAGGTGCTACAGGTGCTACAGGTGCTACAGGAGACACAGGACCAACAGGTGCTACAGGAGCTACAGGAG